AGCAAAAGAAAATACCAGTGCGACAAATAAAAAAAAGTATGCGAGTACTTAGAGATAAATTTTATTTAGCGTATTTAAAATCTTGGCCTCTTGGTACTGCACCTTGTAGACTTGACAAAAAGGTTGCAAAGTTTTATATAGATTTGTGGAAACAAAAGAATAGAACTAATGTAATGAAAGAAATAATTAAACAAATGAAAGCGACTAAATGGAAAAGGAACTAATAAAATTATTATTAAATAAAAAATTTTATACCAAAAATAAAACTAAACTATCTAAAGAATTTTTTACTAATGGCACAGGAGATTTGTATGAGACAATAGAACATGCTCATGAAGATTCTGATAAAGATTTAAGTATAAATGAAGTATCATCTTTACATATGGATGTATACAACCCGGCAACAACAAGAGCTAAGAAAGAAAACTTTGATGCTCTTGTTAATGAAATAAAAGAATTAGAATTACCCAATGAAACTATTGCCAGTAATATTATTCGTGCATTATATAAAAGACGCATAGCAAATAAGATTGCAGTTTTAGCAACAGAAATATATAATGGAAAAGACTCTGACTTTTCTGAAATAAAAAAAGAATTAGAAATATCTTTTGATGATATAGATAAAGATGAATACGAGTACGTAACTTCTGATGTATCAAGTTTAATAGATAAACTAAAAGATAATACTAAATGGAAATTTAATTTAAGTAGCTTAAAAGAAAATGTTAATGGTGTTGGTGAAGGTAATCTTGCTATTATATTTGCTAGACCAGAGAGTGGTAAGACAGCGTTCTGGGTAAATTTAGTCGCAGGAATTAACGGATTTGCCTCACAAGGTGCTAAAGTATGTGCACTTATCAATGAAGAGCCTGCAATTAGGACACAGATGAGACTAATTAATGCTCATACAGGCATGACATTTGATGAAATACGAGCAGATATGGATGTAACGAAAGAAAAATGGGCCGAAGTGAAACAAAATATTAAGATACTTGATACTGTTGATTGGTCATTAGATGAAGTAGATGAGTTTGTACAAAAAGAAAAACCAGATATATTAGTTATAGACCAGTTAGATAAAGTAAATGTTAAAGGTAACTTTGCTAGAACAGATGAGAAACTTAGGGCTGTATACACAGGGGCAAGAGAGATAGCTAAAAGAAATAACTGTTGTGTTATTGCTATATCCCAAGCATCAGCAGATGGTCATGGTAAATTAGAATTAACATTTGATATGATGGAAGGTAGTAAGACAGGTAAAGCCGCAGAGGCAGATGTTATTATTGGTGTAGGTTCTAGAAATAAAGTAGATACAGAACAAAATGCAAGAAGTTTGTATATTAGTAAAAATAAAATAACAGGTTGGCATGGGCCTATTGCTTGTATGATACGCCCAGAATTATCGAGGTATTATGATTGAAATTAAACTTACAAAAGAAATTGTAAAACAATGTAAAGATAAAGCTAAAGACATAGGAAAATTAAATAACTCAATAACAAAAGGTAAAGGAAATTTAGCAGGTATTGTAGGGGAATATATAGTTCATAATTATTTAAAAGATTCTGAGTGGAAAAATACATACAGTTATGATTTAATCCACGATAATAAAAAAATTGATGTTAAAACTAAACGAAGTAATTATAAACCTTTAGATTATTATGATGTAGCAATAGCTGAAACAAGTCTGCATCAAAATTGTGATGCATATATTTTTGTTACTGTATTAAATGATTTTAGTTTTGCTTGGATTGTAGGCAAAAAAAATCAAAAAGAATATTTTAAAATTGCAAGAAAAATGTTAAAAGGTCAACTAGACCCTGCAAATAATTTTACAGTAAAAGCAAATTGCTATAACCTAAGAATAAATGAATTGGATAAAATATGATTAGTGTATTTGATGTAGAGACAAGCTTTCAAATTTTAGAAGATGGAAGTACTGACCCATCAGCTAAAAATCCCAATAATTTTTTAGTATCTCTTGGTATAAATGATGAGTATATATTTTTTAAACATAGAGATTATAAAGGTATACCCAATAGAAAAGTCATACAAGATATATTAGATAAGACGACATTACTTGTTGGACATAATATTAAATTTGATTTGCTATGGCTATGGGAGGCGGGTTTTAAATACGATGGTAGAGTATGCGATACAATGCTTGTGGAATATGTATTAAACAAAGGAATCAAAAGACCTTTGTCATTAAAAGCATGTTGTGAATTTAGAGGCGTAGTACAAAAATCAGATTTAACAGCACAGTATATGAAAGATAAAATATCTTTTCAATACATACCTATTCATATTGTTGAAGAGTATGGTAGGTTAGATGTTAAAGCTACTAGGTCTTTATTTGATTCACAGATGTTACAATTAAAAAAACCACAGCATAAACATTTAATTAAGACAATACAAAACATGTGTCAGTTTGTTGTTGTCTTAACAAAGATGGAAGACAATGGTATTTATATAGATAGAAAAGCATTAAATGAAGTTGAAAAAGATTTTCAAACAGAGTATGATGCATTGCGTGTTAAAATAGATGAACAGATATATATTCGTATGGGGGATACAAAAATTAATCCTGCAAGTCCAGAACAATTATCTTGGTTGATGTATGGTATAAAAGTAAAAGATAAAAAACAATGGGCAAAAATATTTAATTTAGGTATAGATAAACTTACAAAGAAACAAAAACGTAGACCTAAGTTTACCCCTGCACAATTAAAAAAAATATTTGCTAAACATTTAGAACCTGTTTATAAAACAAGAGCAGAACAATGTCCTGTATGTAAAGGTAAAGGTACAGTACAAAAAATAAAAGTAAATGGAGAACCTTGGAGTAAATTAAGTAAATGTTCTGAATGTAAAGGTGAGGGATTTGTTTATACTCCTTTATCAGAGAAGGCAGGATTCTATGCTACTGTAACTTCTGTTATGGATATAGCAGAGGGAGGATTTAAAACTGATAAGATAACTTTAGTTAAGTTAGCTAAGACAGGAGATGAATTTTTTAAACGATTTGTAGAAAAGATTACTCGGTATAATGCATTAGAAACATACCTTAGTACCTTTGTTGATGGGATTAAAAAGTTTACAACCGAGAAAGGTTTTTTGTATCCTAGTTTTATGCAACATGTAACAGCAACAGGTAGATTATCTAGTCGTAATCCTAACTTTCAAAATCAACCAAGAGGTAGTACCTTTCCTATTCGTAAAGTTATTAGTTCTAGATTTGATGGGGGTAGTATTATGGAAATAGATTATGCCCAATTAGAATTTAGAACTGCTGTCTTTCTTGCTCAAGATAAACAAGGCATGAAAGATATACAAAATGGTGTAGATGTACATCAGTATACAGCAGATATCATTGGCTGTTCTAGACAAGAAGCAAAGCCTCATACATTTAAACCTTTGTATGGAGGTATGTCTGGTACAGAAAATGAAAGAAAATATTATTCAGCTTTCTTAAAAAAATATCCAGATATAAAAGTTTGGCATGAGAAACTGCAAGATGAGGCAATACGAACAAAAGTTGTCACCCTACCTACAGGTAGACAATATGCCTTTCCTAAAGCAGAACGCATGTCATGGGGCGGTTCAAGTTTTTCTACACAGATAAAAAATTATCCTGTGCAGGGATTTGCTACTGCTGATATTGTTCCTTTAGCTTGTATTAACATACAAGAATTACTTGAGGAACATAACACTAAGAGCCTACTTATTAATACTGTTCATGATTCAATTGTTGCAGATGTTTCCCCCGGAGAAGAGAGTTTGGTCGCTTCATGCCTAAACAAAGGATGTTTAGGGGTAATTCAAAGGATGAAAGATATGTATGACATTGATTTTAACGTGCCACTAGATGTGGAATTAAAAGTAGGCTCTAATTGGTTAGATACAAAAGTTTATGCTTGACAATGTTGTCATAAATGTTACTATTGTAGTTAAATTAACCAAGGAAGGTAATCTATGGTAAATGACTTAAAAGCATTTGACTCTCTTAGTAAAGAGGAGATAATGAAAATGACTGGCCAAGACGATGGGTCTGTAATAAGTACAGGTACAATCGATAGGCTAATAATAAATAGAGCGGCTGAAGATGATGATGGAAATCAATTATCTGCAGGTGTCTATAGTACTTATGATTCTAGTATAGAATCTAAAGTATATAGTATTAAAGATAAGGCTATACAATTTAGACCTTTTATTAATGCTTTTCAATACATGGAATATGACCCAGATGAAAACAGCTATCCATCTACATCTGTTATTTTTAAATCATGGAAAGATGAACCCATTGATAGTAATGGTGGAGTCCGATGTGGTAAAGTAATAGGTAAAGATAAAGAGCAATTAACTCAAGCAGAATTAGATGCTCAACGTAATATTAAATGTTATCGTTTAGTATATGGTTTAGTTTCTATGGATGCTACAACATCTACAGGAGACCCTACAAAAGTAGAGAATCTACCTGTGTTGTTTAGAGTTACAGGTTCTAACTTTACTCCTATTGGAGAGGCATTTAAAAGTCTTAAAGGTAGAGAAAGCTTAATGCAAAATCATGTATTAAATTTAACTACGAATAGACGTAAGGCAGGTAGTAATGTGTACTATGTGTCAGAAGTAAACATCGATAGCAAAGAGGTTCCCTTTACTAAAAAAGACTTAGAACATATGGATATGTTTAATGCTCTTATTGAAGAAGAGAATACTCGCATCTCAACCAAATGGCAAAAAGCCAATACCCATAAAAAGGAAGATGCGGCATCTGCAAAAGTTATAAATGAACTTGCTGATGACCCAGAGATGGTGCTTCAAGCTTAGTGTCTAGTATTCTAAACAGAGTACAATTATTTTTAACGGAGGCCAATAAGGCCTCTGTTCCTATTTCTAGTACTGTTATAAATGAATTTGGTGAGGCTTGTAAAGATGCATTTATAAAACAATTCGTAGAAGAAAGAGAAACAAAATTTAGACCTCGTATGAGTTCTATTGGTAGACCTTTGTGTCAATTACAAATGGAAAAGAGTGGTGCAGAGGCAGAGACACCTTCTTATAATTCTAAAATGAGATTTATATTTGGGGATTTAATTGAAGCATTGGCTGTTGCTATATTAAAATCTTCTGGTGTTAAAATAGATGAGTTTCAAAAGAAAGTTAAATATGTATTTGGGGAAGATGAAATCAAAGGTACATATGATGTTAAGATTATGGATAAGATATGGGATATAAAAAGTGCATCCCCTTATGCATTTCAATATAAGTTTGGAGAGTCTGGAGGTTTTGATGCCTTGTTAAAAGATGACCCATTTGGGTATGTATCTCAAGGGTATCTATATGCAGGGGCAGATGATAAAGAGTTTGGTGGTTGGATTGCTATCAATAAATCTACAGGAGAATGGTCTGTAGTAGAAACGCCAATCAATGATGATGAACATAAGAA